CGCAGCGAGACGGTTCCTTTCCCGTAGGCAGCCTGGCCAAAGGCGATCCACATGCCCGCGCACACGTGGCAGCAGACCAGTTCCCCCAGCAGCGGGTGGGCCTTGCCGGCCAGATCGCGGGCCGGTTCAAACAGGTCGGATTCGCACAGAAGCGTAGTCGCCTGGTCGTTCACCAGGCCATGCAGCAGCAAATTGATCAGGCGCCTTGACATTATTCTCGCTCCTCGCCCATCCAGTAGGCCGGCTCCCCGCCGGCCACGCTGGCCAGCAGTTCTTTCTTGTCGAAGGTGACGTAACAGTGGCACACGTGCGGGTGTGCGGGCGGCCCCTGAATGCCCTCGTCAAACACGCTCTCATATTCGAAGTCGGCCGGCACGGGGCCTTCGTCCATGTTGCTCTGGCAGATGTTACAGGCGACGCCAGGGATGGCGATCCAATGCTTGCGGGTGAGGCCCACGGACGATTGCTGGGCCAGGGCGGCGCTGGTGCTGGCCGCGTTGATCTCGGTGTTCACAATCGACAGGGCGCGGCCCCTGAACGTCTCGATGATCCCGCGCCGCACGGCGTCCACCAGCACGTCGCGGGCAATGGCCTGGCTGGACATGCCCACCTCGACGCCGCCCAGTATTTTCTGCGCGATGAAGTACTTCGTGCCGTCGTCGGCGATCTGCACCAGCTGGGCGCCACGTTTGGCGATCTCGGCCAGCACGGCGGGGTCTTTCAGCACCGCCGTGGTCACGGTAAGGGCGGGGCTGGTGACGGCGCCTGCAGCGTGCAGCGCGTCCTGTATCTCCTGGGCGGCTTCCAGCAGCCCTTCGCCGTAGGCCAGGGCCAGGCAGTTGGCCACGCGCTCGCCCACGTCGGGCGCCTTCCACCAGCTGGCATGCTCAAGCAGATCGCGGATCGCCTGGGCAGCGGGCGTGTCCTGGGCGGCGCGTTCCTTGCTGGCTTCCTTGGCCTTGGTGGCGGCGGCAATGCCGGCGTCCAGCAGATCGGCGATGCGCCCCTTGGTCACTGAGCGGGCGATCCCGTTCATCCACGGGCCAACCACTTTGCCCAGTTCGCGGGCCGATTTGCTAGAGGTAGGGAAGGCGCGAGGCGGAACCTTGTCGCCCCGCCCGAGCGGGGCCGGCGCTTTTGGGCCGGCGCGTTGGCCCTGCTGAGCCTGGCTTTCGCCGGTGGTGGTGGCGGCTGCTTCGCCGCTGGGCTGGGCGGCCCCGCCAGCTGGTGCAGCTGGTGCCGCCGGCGTCTCGGCCGGCAGGAAGGTGGTCAACTCCTCCGGCACTTCGACGGTTATGATCCCCTCCTCAATGGCCTGGGCCAGCGCGATCTGCGGCGGCAGGCCGGCGTTGAGCACCAGGTTGCCGATGGCCATGGAGGTTTGGTTCTTGGCGGCGGCCTTGCGCACCACGTCTTCCAGTTCGATGTCGGCCCACTTGAACTCGGCTCCATCGGGCAGCACGTCCATGTCGATGCGCTGCTTGATCCGTTTCAGCAGGTGGGCCAGCCCTTGGCGCTTCGACAACTCGATCACCCTGGTGGCGCCGGCCAGGCGCAACTGCTCATTGAACAGCCCCAGGTCGCCCGTATTCATGCCAAAGGCGGCGCACACCATTTCGGCGTAACGCTTCACCAGTTCGGGCAGTTCGGCCTGGGCGGCCGACGTGCCGAAGGAGATGAACTGCGCCGGCGCGGCGCTTTCCTTGTCGCGGCCCTCGGCGGTAAGGATCGGCACCTTGAGGCTGTCGATGCCGGCCAGCATGGTTTTCCAGCTGGCCAGCCAATCAACCGCCTCGTCGTGCGACATGCCCATGACGTCAAGGATGCCAGGCGGTGGGTTGTCGGTGAGCAGCGTTTGCCAGAAGCGGTCGCTGCGCAGTAGCCCTTGGATCGCCGCCAGGCAGTCCATGCAGGGCGTGCGCGTCCAGCCGTAGAACCTGATCTCCGGCCTGGGCATCCACTTGATGCGCGACACTTCGGTGGAGCGGAACAGCCTGGGGTCAAGGCTGCCCTGGGTGGGGTGCACCATGGCGTAGGGGAATTCCTTGTTGTAGGTGGGCCGCATAAGGCCGGCGTCCAGGTGCGCCGTCCAGGCCGTGCCGCCGTCGGGGTAGCTGCCGATCTCCCAGGCGCCGCCGAAGGGCACCGTGAGCGCGTCTTCCACCACGCGGGCGATCATGTTTTCAAAGCCGCTGCCGTCGTCCGCCTGGGCCAGCACCAGCTCGAAATACTTGCCTTCTTCTTCGTCCTCGTCAACCACTTCCCAGGCCAGGCCGGTGATCTGCATGATCATGGTGGCAATGCAGCTGCGCACCACGGGCGCGGCACCTACCAGGCGGCGCCACTGTTCGCTGCTGAGGGCGACGGGATCGTAGAAGGTGATGGGCGTGCGGGAGAGGAAAGCCGGTTCGCGGTAGCCCTTGGCTTTGGGTTCGGCCGGCGCGTTGGCTGGCATGGCGGCTCCTTGGCAAAGTAGGGGCGGGCGTTCCGCATGGCGGACGGCGCCCACAGCCCGCCGGCGGGGGATACGTCCGCCCGCCCGCCTATATGGTCGACAGGCGGCCGTGGCCCATCATAGCAGGGCGGGCTGCATCGCTGCCAGTCGTTCCTGCTCGGCCTGGCGTTGCGCCGCGATCCTGGCGGGCTCGTGGCGGTTGGGGTGGTGGGTGTCGCCGTGGCAATCGTGGCACAGCACCACCAGGTTGGCCTGGTGGTTGTAGCACGTCATGGAGCGCGGTTGGCCCAGCAACGGCACACGGTGGTGGACTTCGAGGAACACGCGCACAAGATCGTCGGGATTGGCACCGTCTCTAAGGCCCTGGCCCACGATCCAGTCGCGGGATGCCCAAAACGGCTGGCGCTGGCAGCGCGCGCAGGTGAAGTGGGCGCGCCGCAGGGCTTCGGGTGCCGCCAATGACCAAAAGTGGTTCTGGCTGAACGCGGTCGTGCAGGCGGGGCAGCAGCACAGCGCCCTCCGACCATTCAGCGGGCCACGGCACCACAGGCAGCCATCGACCGAAAAGTCGCGGCAGAAGATGCGATCCTGCCAGCTCATAGCATCTTTGCCTGGGCGGTGTAGGCCAGCACCCCAGGCGCCATGCGCGCCAGCTGGTCGATCACACCCTCGTGGAACCACCAGACCTTGGCGGTATCATCCCAGGTGCGCAGGGCGGCGGGGATCAGCGCCTTGAGCCGGCGCAACCCGTCCACATCGTAGCGGAACTGGACGCACCAGCCTGGCCGGCCCTCGGCGTCGCCGCAGCGCCACGCCTTCTGCACGTGCAACTGGGCGGTGCTCATAGCCGGTTCACTTTTTTCTGCCTCAAAGTCACCCGATTATCAGGAACCGGCTGGCTTCTTGAGGCACCACAGCATGGTTAGGATCGCCTCGCCGTTATACTCCACCAGCGCCCGCCGGCGCGGCAGGAACCGCAGGACGCGCACCCTGGTGCCATGGGGGATGCGCGATCCGTAGGCCCGCGTCCAGCGGTCGCCCTTGAAGATGCGCCAGATCACGGCAGCGGCGTGGGCAGCGCCGCCTGCAGGTCGTCAATCTTGATTTCGATGTTGGCCAGTTCGAGCATCACCAGCAGGATCAAGGCCAAGGCCAGGGCCACCGGCCACCAGTTGCGGCCGGCCCCGCGCAGCTGGTCGATACCGAAAAGTGCGATCACCATGGCGACGAACGCTACCACGTCGATTGCCACATCGTAGGCCGTCATGGCTTCTCCTTCGTGGCCCGACGCTTTTGCAGTTTGCGGTAGCAGGCCACGCAATCTTCTGTCCTGCACGTTTCGCCCACCTCGCCGGCCTGCAGTTCGCCGGTGAAGGCCCAGCGGCGGCACAGCGAGTGGCTGTTGACGAAGTAGTGAAACTTCGACGCCAGCAGCGGCCCGCCCCAGCCCTCGGCCAGCTTGGGCGGCCCAGGCGGGGCAGGTGCTGGCGCCTTGGTGATCCCCAGCACCACCACGTCGTGCTGCAGGTAGGAGCCGCCAGGATCGGGGCCGTAGGCCAGCAGGTAGGTCACGCGCACGCGGCAGGTGCGGCCAGTGAACTTGCTGATCTGCGGCGCGTACTCCTGCAGCAGCAGTTCGTCGCCCACCTGGTAGCCGCGATCATTGACCCGCACGTCGAACGTTTTGGTGCCGTCGAGCACGGCGTCGAATGGCTTGGGCCAGGTCTTTAGTTCGTGGATCATCGGGGCGCCTCCTGAATGTGATCACGTAGCCTTCGGGCCGTTGCCCACCTTGGCTGTCTTGCCAGATTACGTCAACGTCGTCGCGGCCCACCAGGGCCAGCATGTCGGGCTGCCCAGGCACCCACTTCACCTTCGGCGTCTGCAGACCAGGCTTGAGGCTGACCGGCTCGGCGTGGGCGAAGACGTTGTAGCAGCGCCAGACGTAGGCCCGCATCGCCATGGGCTGGTTGCACCTGGGGCAGCGGGGCGGCTTGGACGGCTGCTGCAGTTCCGAGGGGCGCAGGCTAACCAGTTCGGGTTCGTGCGCAAGCAACCAAAGCGTCCACGGGTTCAGTAGGCCGTAGGCGCTGAGGTAGCTGCCGCGATCCAGTTCAACCGGCGCGGGCATCGGCCGCCCTTCCCATGGTGGGCCTCGGCGGGTTGGCTGGCCGCGCTGGCGTTTCCCGAACCTCGGCGCCTGGACGGAGGCTTTGTGCCCGCCGGCGGTGCTCATTGGTCAGTTGCCGGCAGGTGCGCGCGATGTCCTGCAGGCAGTCGTTGTTGAAGACGCAGCCGGCCTTCGGATAGAAGCAATACTGGCGCCAGGGGCCATACCACTTGATCTCGCCCAGGCGGTCGCCGTGCTGCGCAGAATCGACGGCGTAGATCGCCGTCTTGCCCGTGTCGCCGATCTTGCGCACGCGCAGGTAGGGGTTAACCATCGTCATGCGGTGCCCTCCATATTTCGACAGTGGCCAACGTGCCCAGGGCCGCTCCCTCGGCCATGCCCCGTTTCAGGTGCGCGATGCAGCCGTTGCAGGCCAGGTTGCCCAAGTTGACGGCGCCACAATCGGGGCAGACGGCGTGCGAGTGCGGCGCGACGATCAGACAGGCCAGGAAGGGGCAGGGGCCATCGAACTGGATTTCGGGCGTCGTCACGTCGCCCCCTCTATTCCCTAACGCCAGCCCGAGGGCCTGGGCCGGCGCTGCTGATTGCGCTGTGCTGGGCGGCCCCCTGCGGGCGGATGAGCCGGCGGTCGTTGCGCACCCACCGGCGCTCGTAGGTATCGGAGAGCGGGTTGTGCGCCAGCACTTCGATTTCACGGCCTTCCTTGAACTGCCTCGTGACGGCGCCTGGGCACCAGCCCCACATTTTATGGGCCAGCTTCACGTAGGCTTCCACCAGCTGGCCCTGGGTGAACGACTGCCGGCTCAAGCGATCCCCCGTTCCTGCTTGATGCG